ACCTGGAGCGCTTGGGACGCCCAAGACCGCGAGTGGAAATTCCAGAAGGACGTCAGCATCGCGGGGCCTGATAGCGAGAAGTGCGAACTGGTGACGCCGGTTCTGACCTACGGCGACATCGAGACCTTGCAGGAGCTTTGCCGCCGCCTGCGCAAGGCAGGAGCCAAGAGCGACGCCACCAGAGGCTGCGGAGTGCACATCCACATCGGTGCCAAAGGCCACACGCCCCAGACCCTGCGGAACCTCGCCAACATCATGGCCAGCCACGAAAGCCTCCTCGCGGATGCCCTCCGGCTGGATCGCCGCCGCATGAGCCGCTACTGCCGCACGGTGGATCCGAACTTCCTGCAGCAGCTGAACCGCAAGAAGCCCGACACGATGGCGAAACTGGCGGACATCTGGTACACCAGCCAGGGAGCAAGCTACGGCAGGAACCAGCATTACAACGAGAGCCGCTACCACATGCTCAACTACCACGCCACCTTCACCAAGGGCACGGTTGAGTTCCGGCTCTTCCAGTTCGACGCACCCGAGGGAGAACGGCAAAACGGCATCCACGCAGGCCAGCTCAAGAGCTTCATCCAGCTTTGCCTCGCACTCAGCCAGATGGCGAAGGACGCCAAGAGCGCCAGCCCCAAGCCCCAGCAGACCGAGAACCCGAAGTACGCGATGCGCACCTGGCTCCTCCGGCTGGGCTTCATCGGCGAGGAATTCGCCACCGCACGGGATTTCCTGACCCGCCACCTGGACGGCGACACGGCCTTCAGACACGGCAGGACAGCCGCCTGATGGCCACACGGAGGACTTAGCCTCCTGCCACCGGCTCCCGCCCCGCACGGCGGGCTTTCGGTGGTAGAAGGGTAAGCCCTTCGGAAAGGACGGTAGAGACCATGGCAAGATACGAAATGGCATACGGACGGATCCGCGACACCAAGAGGCGGTATTACATCGCCTACGGAAGCAACCTCAACATTCAGCAGATGCGGATGCGCTGCCCGTCGGCGCGGGTCATCGGCGTGGGTGCATTGGAGGGTTACCGGCTCATGTTCAAAGGGAGCAAGACCGGCGCATATCTCACCATCGAACCGCACGATGGCGGCATCGTGCCGGTGGCCGTGTGGGAGGTCACGGAGAACGACGAACGCGCCCTTGACCACTACGAGGGCTTCCCGCGCTTCTACTACAAGGAGGAGATGAAGCTGCCCGTCAAGGGCATCAGAACCGGGAAGGTCAGGGAGCGCACGGTGTTCGTCTACATCATGCAGGAGGACAGGCCATACGGCCTCCCCTCCGACCACTACGTGAACGTCTGCCGCCAGGGATACGACGCATTCGGATTCGACAACAGGCGACTGACCGAGGCGCTGCAGGCCAGCGCGATGGAGGTGTACCAATGAAGAACGAGAACAAACAGCCGAGGCAATGCCCGATCTGCGGAGCAACCTACACAGAAGCGCCGGCGCTCTCGCGCCTGGACAACGAGACGCTGATCTGCCCTGACTGCGGCACCCGTCAGGCTCTGGAAAGCATCGGGGTCAGCCAGGAAGAGCAGGAGAAAATCCTTACCATCATTCACAAGGCGCAGCAGTAGCCAAAAACAAAAAGAAGCCCCCGCCGTGCGTGGCGGGGGTGTGCTCTATTCAATCTCGCAGTAATCCTTGCCCTGGCATCCATCGTCAGGGATTTCCAGTTCTTCAGCGACAACGGTGAGCTGTCTGTCGTTCATCTCCTTCACCGCTGCCTCGATCACAAACCTGTCAATGTCATAGCCGTACTTTTTGAGCCAGGATTCAACATAGGCCAGCTTCTCGTCGCCCTTGCCCTCGCCGGTGATTATCTGTTCTGCGGCTTCCACAAGGCGCTTCACGACATTCCAGATCACGGTCTGCTGGTTTTTCGTAGTATGAGATTCCAGCCATTTCTTCGCGGGAGGGATGACTGCTTTGAGCAGCCACGCCAGAATCGCTTCACCGATCAGTACGACGATAGACACGACCAGGCCGGTGAGGTCGATCATGGGGGCACTGGGGGCAGGCTCGGCGGCGGTCTCGGCCAGACAGGACAGGCAGATCACGGTAAGGAGCATGGCGGTCAGCAGAATGGCAATAAACTTCTTCATGGCGATTCTCCTTTCAGAGTCAGTAGAAATCAGTGAAAATCAGTAGAAATCTGCTATAATTGCACCATTTCGTATAACTACACTTGCACGTATTCAACCGGACACGGCATGTCCGGTCTACTTCTCAATCAAGTGTTTTTGGATCTCTTCAAGGCTGGCTTTCAGCTTATCATCAGAGTTGCCGCTGATCTCGTGCGACAGCAGAGCCATGAGCGCCCTCATGATGATCCGGTTGCTGTCCTCCAGCTCGTTCAACCGTCCATGGTCGTTTTTCAGCTTCTCGGTATGGTCCTTCACGGTATCTTCCAGCGTGTTCACAGGTTGGCTCCTCCGCTTCTTTTCTTCCCTGGCATTTTTGATCGCCGTCATGATCTTGTTGTAGATGTCGATCAACAACAGGAACACAGCGATAGCCACCAGCAGCTGTTCAAAGGTGAGCGTCTGGATCTGCATCGGTCTCACCTCCAATCTCGTACCATGGATCCCAGTCATCCGGCCCCTCGGAGGTAATGTCTACCCCGGGAGCGTTGTAGTCGATCAGGTAAGGACTCCAATGGTCATACGCATATTCCCTGACCGACAGCAACACTGCCATGAAAACAAAGGTAAACATGACCACCGAGAAGAGGTTGCGGAAGAAACGCATTATTCTTCACCTCCCATGAACCATTCCAGCGGCTTGCCGGTTCCAGTGATGACGTTCATATCCACGTTTCCGGAGATGCCGGCAACCTTGCCGGTGGATGTGAACTGCCACATGTCGCAGGGGAAGTCCGGTTTGATGGAGCTTTCAATGGTACCTCTGTTTGCCCCATACCTGGGAATCCAGGTGAAGTCGAACCGAGGGCGGAGGCCGTCGTAGCCGTATTGCTGATACAGTTTGTGGGCGACGTAGCAACCGAGCTTCTTCACGCCCTGCTTCCGCATCTCGTCAGCGAACACAGCGATTGCTTCATGGGTGATCTCTTTCTTTTCCGCATCCATGGCCCAGAATAGCGGGCTGTAATCCTTCGCACACTTGACGAAACTCCGGGCCTCCTCACGCGCCTTGGTTCCGGTATTGGCGATACTGTAAAAGTAGACGCCGAACCGAATACCGCGTTTTTTGAGAGCGTCGGCATGCTTGATGAAGCACTCGTCGATCTTGACGCTTCCACCGGTTCCGCGCCGACCAACACGGAGAATGATCAGCGCGGTATCCTTGATGAATTTGTCGTAGTTGATAGAGGGTTGCCACTTGCTCACGTCGATGATGGCCGTCCCTCTTTCCTGTGCTTTGCCATCATCGACTCGTTCAAAAGGGTCGTGGGTTTCCTCCTCTTTCTTGGCAGGCCAGAGGATCCAGGCTTGCTTCAAGCACTTCTCGAAGTCTGCATCTTTCTGCTTACGCGGACAGGAAGACTTGTTCGGGTCCGCCGCGTAGATATAACCCTTATCGTCATATCCAACGGCGGTGACATAGTGACCGCCCGTCGTCCAGAAGTGATCGCAGTTGGAGTTCATGCAGGTGACGGCCAGCGCTCCCTTTTGCAGGGCGTTCTTGATCGTCTTGACGCTCCTGGTGCGGGTGCACTTTTCGATCTCGGGATATTTGTCGGCTATGAACTCGCAGAACGCGCCGTTTGTGCCGCTGTTCTTCGTCCGGTAACCGTTGTCAAGGGCAAGCTGGCACATCTCCACCGGCGTAAGGTTCGAGTCAACCCACTGGGCGACAACCTGCGCGACAGCACTCGGGCCGCAGCCGCTGTTGCCGATGGTCTGTTTCTTGTCGCCGTGGTTGCTGTACATCTTGGATCCCCACCGCTTGTCCCACTGTAAGTAGTGGACATAGGGATTGATGATTTTCCCGGTGGGTTCGTCCTTCACGCCGATCAGGGCGCCCCATGTCTTGGGGCCGCAGATGCCGTCAGCGCTCAGGCCGGCAGAAGACTGGAACGCGGCGACAGCCTGTTTCGTCCTCGTGCCGAAGATGGCGTCAGCCGTCAGGTTGCCGCCCAACAGCAGCTGACAGGCCAGCGTTATGGCGCTGGTCTTCAACTTGGACGTGGAGCAGGTGGGCGCTTCCTTGGCAAGAGCCGTCCAAGTAGCCTTGCCTATGACGCCATCAGAGGTGAGGCTGTGGTTGCTCTGCCATGCGCAGACATGGGCGACAAACCCGGCATCGTAGGTTTCGTGCTCAGAAATAAAAGCCGCCGTATCGGCGACTTTCTTGGTGACTGACACATAGCCGGTCAGCAGTTTTGCTACAACGACAAGAACATCTTTGTCGTTGTGCTGGATGGTTTTAAGCATCGTCATCCACCTCCATTCTGATCATTCGGCCCTTGCCGTCGCGAACGAACACAGCGTCACACAGCGCCTCCTCGTCGCCGACATCCTGATTCTCATACACTTCGTTGGTTTCGATGGGCTTCTTTTCCATGGTTCTTGCCTCCTTTTTGGCATACAAAAAGCGCCGGCATTACGCCGACGCTCTTTCCGTCGATTATTACAACCACCGCTCCATGTCTTCTCGGAACTGCTGTTCAGCGGCTTCAAGTCTGCCGCCGTCGGTCTCTATTCCGTGCTGGGCGAGTAGTGTTGATTGTTCGTCGATGATCTCTAATGCTTCGTGAAGCATATTTTCGAGGCGCTCGATCACACGCAAGTAACTCATGGGGGCCGCTCCTTACTGCTCTTCCAGGGCGGCGATCACGGCATCGCGCCAGAGCTCGGGAACATCATCGATGGTCTTCCGGCCCAGCCGGATGAGCTTCACATACAGATTCACCATGGGGCTTTCCTCCTTTACGCAATGAGTGCCGCCAGCTCCGTGACGGCGTCGGTCAGATCGGCAACGATGTCAGCCAGATCACAGATGGCGTCATCGGTGGCCGTGACCTTCAGATCTTCCAGACGTGCGGCGGATTCCTCGGCGGCGGTGACTGCTTTAACCTTCGCCCTCCACAGCTCCGGGTCGCGCCGGATCCTCTGGTTCAAGTTCGCCTGCCAGGGGCAGGACATCTCCCACATGGTAGCCGTGAAGACAGAATCGCCTTCGCGCTGCTCCTCGGCTATATCCTCGTAAAATCTGATACGGGCCGTCCCCGCGTCGTTTGTGACAGAGTAGATAGGCGGTCTCTCCGACAATTCCGTTCTTACTCGCATACGAAATCACCTCTTCCATGAAACTGATGTCGATCTTTGGCTTGATGTACTCGTCCACAAAATGCTTGCTGTCGGCATGTTCAAACCAGCCAACGAGGCTGACCACCGCTTCGGCATCGTGGAGCATCACCATGCCGCGCTCCCGGAGGCGCTTCTCTATCCGAGCCGCCAGTCGGGACGTGTGCAGGAAGATTGCTCCGCGCACCTCGGTGTGGTCGCAGTAAAAACGATAGCCGACAATATCAATGGGCGCGATGCCGGGGCCTTTATCATCAGAGTTCACGGCAATGCGCCGAATCTCCCAGCATTGCTTCACCTCCAGTCTGCGCTCATCCCGGCAGTAGCGGATTATTTCCCGCACAGCCTTTTCCAGATCGCGCTTGCTCGTTCCGATCAGCAGGATGTCATCCATGTAGCGGAGATCGTGTGCGACCCAGTTTGTACGCTTCCCACGGCGCAGCTTACACATATCCTGCTTGATGTGATGGTCAAGCGGCTGCAGAAAGAAGTTGGCAAACCATTGAGACGTGTATGTCCCGATGGGGACGCCGGCCGGGATGCAGTCTATGATCTTGTCAATCACATCCAGCATGAGGGGATCTTTGATGATTCGTCTGAAATCAGCCTTGAGAAAATCATGGTCGATGTTCTCATAGAATTTGCGGATGTCCAACTTCACGAAGTACTTTGCCTTTGGATCCAGGCGCACCCACTTCTCCACGGTCTTCCTGGCGGCATCTATGCCACGCCCAGGGATGGAGCCATAGGAATGCTCATACATTCCACGCATGACAACGTCATGGATGGTCTGCATGAGCATCCAGTGTATTATGTGGTCGGCAAGACACGGACAGTCGATATTCCGCTTTTTCCCATAGATGGGCTTCACGACCAGGTGCCGCATCTCCGACGGCTTCCAGTCGTTCTTCAGCGAATCGACCAGCTTCTGGGCGTACTTGCGCACCTTCGCCGGATCCAGCGTACTCTGCTGTTCCGGCACAGGGCAGTCGTATCCCAGTTTTCTGCGCACGACGAAGTCGCTGCGCTTGTTCTGCGTACCATTGTCAACGGCAAGCTCCGCATTCTTCAATGATACGAAATCATTCCACAGATTGCCAACTCTTTTCATCCTTTTTCCCTTACGGCACTTCGACGAATCTACCAAGCCGCTCCAGCGGGAGAATTTCGGTTGTTTCCAACCCCGGAAAGGGAGTGCAAAGTTTCCTCGGTTCTTTGCATGGGGATACCATCCGGCTGGGTTGTCGCATCAGCGGCCATGCCGGTGCTGGAATAGGTTAAGGGTCGCGCCGTAGTTCCAGTTCGCGTTCGAGACGGCATTGTTAGCGTTGAAGTAGCACGGACCGGCGTTCGCGCCATTGTTCACGTTGCCGCCACGACGCACCGCACGAACCTCGTTGGAATTGACGAGGTTCGCAGGACAGAACGGCCAGAAGTAGCACATCGCAATCCCGGTACTCCATAGTATACCAGATTGAAAAACCAAAAACAGGCTTTTACCAGATTCTGGCTAATTTTGCCAGAGACTATTTTTGGCTCAAAAATTTCGGCGCTTACGCGCCATTGGGATTTGGGGGATTTAGGGGGCTGCGGCCCCCTCTCGGCTTCGCCGATTCACCCCCTACTGGAGCATATAAAGGGTCGCGCCGAAGGGCCAGGACGCGTTCGAGACGGCATTGGTAGCGTTGAAGGAGCACGGACCGGCGCTCGCGCCATAGTGCACGGAGCCGCCACGACGCACCGCACGAACCTCGGTGGAAGAGACGAGGTTCGCATAGTCCGAGAAGAACGTGGACGCGCTGCCGCCGGTTGTGAGGATGGGCACCTTCACCCAGGGATAGGCTGAATCAAAGCCCAGCTCCTTCACGTAGCCATTGACGTAGCTGGCGACGGGGGTGGAAACGCCCAGCTTCACCCAGCCCTTGGCGGTGTTCTGTATGTCGGCCTTGCCGTAGTTCCCATACGGCACATACTTGCGGGGATCCGCGAGGAAGTACCAATCCAGATGGAAGCTGTCGCCGTCGGCGACGCGCAGATCGGCGAGGTCAAGAGTGGTCATGTTCTGATTGCCGTATACGTTCTCGCGCCAGCGGTAGCGCATGGCGTACTTGCCGCTGGTGTTGTTCACGGGACTGCCGGTGTGTCCCTTCACGGCATTCACGCCGGGAGCATAGCCAGCCGTCGCGCCTGTGCACCACGGACGGGAGCAGATGTACCATCCAACCGACGGGCTTCTGTCCGTGCCGTCATAGGTGATAAGGTAGTATCTGCCGGAGCTGTCCACGTTGCCGCTGGCATCGCATTTCTGAATGTTGGTGATGCGATTGTACAGATTGACGTTGACAGACTGGTCATAGGACGCATACAGCAGGATAGTCTGGCCGATGACAAAATTAGAACCGGCAGCGTCCATAACCACCTTATTCGCATCGGGTACAGCAATAATGGTATCAGCGTTGCTATACCTCATACTGGCTGCGCCGTACATGATGTTCTGCATATTCGTGGTCGCAAACTCGATGGTCATCAGCAGCCACTCATAGTGCCATGCAGCCGACGGCTCGATCATTGCCAACTGCGACATGCCCGTGGCATTGTAGGTCGCTGCGTAGTTCCGCAGATCGTTGTACCCACCGCGCTGGTTCTGGAAGCCGGGGAGCGACACGGCCTTGCCGTTGCCGTCCTGTGCCAGCGCATACACCGGCAGATAGGTCTTGGCGCGGATGTTACCATCATAATCCACGCACACCGGGTGAATCTTGTACCCCGGCCATTGATAGGTGGAAACGGCAAGGATCCCGTCCTGGTCGTAGTAGTAGAACGGCTCCACCTCAACGGCAACATAGTCGCCCATGCTACCGTCCTCGGCGTAGTCCGCATCGCCCTCATATGCCTGGACATTGAACACGGCCTTGTTGGTGCCAGCCGTCCAGTTGCCGACGCACTTGCGGCGGTTGAATGGGGCGAAGTTGTCGAAGTCGGAGCTGCCCTCCGTGACATCCGTGCTGGGGGTGGCTGTCATCCCCACGGCGTCATACAGCCTCGTTAGCGTGGGGGAGGACTGCCCGACGCCGCTGACACCGAAGCGTTTATGCTCCACTTCATTGATACCAATCGCGCCGATGTTCTGCCGTGCTTGGTATTTTTCCGGCTCTGTGAATGACTGAATCCTGTCTACATGGACAACTTTATCCAGCTCAGCACGGGCTGCGGTACTGATAGGCTTGTCGGCATCGGCGGTGTTATCTACGCTCCCGAGGCCGATGTTCGCCTTCGTGATATTCACGTTCCCTTTTCTGTATGTAGTTTCCGAGTTGCCCTTGACCCCTGTGACCAGTTCTTCGTGCTCATCGATGGATTCAAGCGCAGCGGCGATACGCTTGCCTGTCTCATCAGTCATAAGCCTGTAGTCTGCTGCTGCCATTATTGTACCTCCTTAATCGCTACTGATGGCCTGACACAGATATCCCTGCTCATCGACATAGAGTCCAATATCAATCTGTGCCCCGAGGTTTGCCGGGGTAAGATTGATGTTGCCGTGTCTGTAGTCGGCTTCTGCGTCACCCTTTACTCCAGAGACAGAAATGCCTGCCGGGGTTTCCCAAGTTCCATCAGCCCGCAGGAATTTAGAGTTATATCCATTAGATGGCGGCACAGGGACAAGACCCGCTCTGCCTTCTGAACTGTTGGTAGCCCCGACCATTGTGGAGACGGTTTTTTTATTGGGCGTAATCACACCCTGGGCATTTTGAGTGATGCCGGCAATGAATTCCAAAGAATTGCCACTGGCACTGGGGTCACTGACAGGGCTTTGCGTGTTCTTCTTTCCGCTTATATCCTGATGCGCGGTCAAGTAGTCACTGTGCTTGTGACCAGAGTCGGCAATATTCCCGTTGGCATCGAGTGCAGCGAAATTACCAGAAGTCCCTCCGCTGACCTTATCAGCTTTTCCACTGATGTCCTGGTGCTGTGTTATGAAACCACTGTCATTGGTCAGATCGGATGTCTTGGAGGGAATCGGGGTAGAATCCGGCATCGCGCCGATGTTGGCAGGGGTCAGATTAACATTGCCCTTCCTGTAGCTGCTTTCGGCATTGCCTTTTACACCTGTGATGACGTTGGGCTGTGCCCCTTCAGTGATGCCATCAAGCTTGGCTTTATCATTTGCGCTCATAAGGCCAGCTGAAGACTGTGTTGCCGAAGAGACAGTCTTCTTTGTAGGCGTAATCACACCCTGGGAATTCTGGACAATCGTGGCAATAAACGTGATAGATGTCCCGCTGGCAGAGGGGTCGCCCACTGCCGCCTGTGTCTCTTTTGCGCCGATATTCGCGGGTGTGATATTGACGTTACCGAGCCGGTAGGATGATTCTGCGTTGCCCTTTACGCCGGTGACGCACAGGCGAAGGATGGCAGCTGCCAGAGCGTCATAGTCGATCTTGTATGCCTTGTCCTCGCGTTCGATAGGCAGTTCATCACCTGAAGTTGGTGTGGTTGGCAATACTTCCAATCCATCAATGATCACGGTTTATTCACCTCTT